GGAGAAAAAAGCACCAATGGTGCCAAAATCTAGGTTAGATGAGGTGTTAGCTAAGCAAAAAGCTTTGCAAAAACAGCTAGATGACCTGCAAACTGCTAAAGTTGAAGCTGTAACTGAAGCTCCAGAATATGATTTTGCCGCAAAAGAGGCTGAATATCAGCAATTTGTGCTAGATGGCGAGTCAGAAAAAGCTATTGCTTTAAGAACTGAGATAAGAAACGCTGAAAAACAACAAATTATGTTTGAGGTACAACAAACTACTACTCAAAACATTCAACAATCTACTGAAGCGCAGTCTTTACAAGCTAAAGCTACTGAATTAGAGGCTCAATATCCTATTTTTGATGTAAATAGTGCCGAACATGACCCTGATTTGTTAAAAGAAGCCTTAGATTTACGTGATGCCTTTATGATTCAAGGGTATGATGGTGCTTACGCACTAGAAAAAGCTGTTAATACTACTCTAACGTTACAAAAACCAGAATTATTACAAACAGAAGCTCCTAAAGTCGATCCAAAAGTAGCAGAACTCAATAAAAAGAAACAAACTGCTAAGGTCAGCGCTAAAATAGAGGCTTCACAGCAACAACCCCCTGCTATGAAAGGAGAAGGTGCTGCCCAAAGAGGTGATAAACCAGTTGATCTTAATAAATTATCTGAAAAAGAGTTTAATGCGCTTCCAGAAGAAACTCTTAAAAGGTTGCGTGGGGATTTTGGGTAAGCTAAGATAGAAGTTCGTTTGCTAAAACGATATTTAGCCCTCGTCGTGGAGGTAAAACACGTTACTCGTCAATCAAGACGTAAAACATGATCGAGCTCGTGTTCGTTACAATCACGTAGACGTTTCCCAACGATAAAGGGTAGACGGGTAAAAGTCGCCCCAGAATATAGCGACTGGTTAACTTTAATTATAAAGGTATATAAATGGCTAATACTAACTTTAGCGCGTTGACCAGTGAACAGCTCACCATCTGGTCTCGTGATTTCTGGCGTGTTGCTAGGAATATGTCTTTCATTAACCAATTCGCAGGTAGCGGACCTAACTCCATGGTTCAGGAAATTTCTGAACTTACTCAATCCGAGAAAGGAGCAAGAGCAGTGTTAACACTTCTTGCTGACATGACCGGTGACGGTATTGTTGGGGACAACACCCTAGAAGGTAATGAAGAGGCATTAAGATCCTTCGACATTGTCGTACAGCTTGATCAATTAAGATTTGCTAATAGGCTTTCGGGCAGATTGGCTGATCAAAAATCAGTTGTAAATTTCCGTGAGCATTCTAGAGATGCACTTGCTTATGCAATGGCTGATAGAATAGACCAACTTGCGTTTTTATCGCTAGCTGGGATTGCATACACTAATAAAAACAACGGAGCTTTGAGGCCTGTTCTTACATCAGGACAGAACCTTGGGGATCTTACGTTTAATAGTGATGTAACTGCACCAACAAGTAATAGACACAAAAGAATCAATGGTAATGATCTTGCCGCTGGTTCTGTTACATCTATTACTGCTTCTGATACTTTGAAGTACAGACACATTGTCGATCTAAAAGCTTTTGCTAAAGATCAGTACATCAGAGGTATGAGAGGTGCTGGCAACGAAGAAATGTATCATTTCTTTGTTTCTCCGCAAGTAATGGCTGACCTTAAACTCGATTCAGACTTCTTATCAAACGTAAGAAGCGCTGGTATCAGAGGACCAAACAACGAACTATTTGCTGGATCTTCTAGCTTAATGGTTGACGGTGTTATGGTTCATGAGTTTAGGCATGTATTTAACACATCAGGTGCTACATCTGGATCAAGCAGTAATGCTGGTTCTGCTGGGTACAAAGGTGGTACAGGTGCTAATGTTGATTATGCATCATGTCTATTCTGCGGTGCGCAGGCACTTGCAATGGCTGACATTGGTCTTCCAGAAATAGTTGAAGATACTTTCGACTACGGAAACCAAAACGGTATTTCAATTGGTAAGATTTTTGGTCTTAAGAAACCTAAGTACAATTCTGACGTAACAGGTCAGGCTGAAGACTTCGGTGTCATAAGATTAGATGTCGCATTCTAATTGTGATAACATTTTACAGGTGGCTAGCATTACGTTAGTCACCTGTATTTTTTTAAGGAGTAATTTATGAAAGTAGTATTTGATCAAGACACATATGTAGCATCTACGTGGGGACATGCGGATTCTTTTGAGGCAGGTGTGCCTAAAGTGGTAGGTAAGGATTTTGGGGTTCTATGTTTACAACAAGGGGCTAGAGAACTAGACGATACGGAAGAAGTTGTAGTGGCTGAACCCGTTGAAGAAGCTCCCGCTGGAGAGGCTGTGGTAGATTTAGAGTCTATGACAAAAATACAGCTAGAAGAGTACGGTCGTACTATAGGTATTGAGTTAGATAGACGTAAGACTAAAGCTAACTTAATAGAAGAACTAAAGGCTGCAATTAACTAAATAAAACATGGGAACACTCACGGGGGCTAATTTAATAACTAGAGTTCAAGACACCTTACAAGACACTACTAGTGTCAGGTGGTCTGAAGCTGAACTTCTTAGATATCTAAACGATGCGCAACGTGAGGTTGTTAATTTAAGGCCAGATGCTTCTGCTCTAACGGCAAATGTTCAGTTAAGCACGGGTACTTTACAGACCATTCCCACTAATGGGTTACGTTTATTAAAGATAACTAGAAATATGTCTGGCACTAGTGGTAGTGCTACTGGAGGTCGGGCTATTCGAATAGTTGATTTCGACATACTTAATACACAAGAACCTAATTGGAATGACCCAACTGTAACTGGGGATGCTGCCCATGGCACTATCGTAAAACATTACGCTTTTGATCAGGATGACCCTAGGAAGTATTACGTCTATCCTGGTGTGTCTGGTAATGCGTATGTAGAGATTGTCTATTCTAAAACACCGGATGATTTTAGTTCGACTTCATCTACTCTTGATATTGATGATATATTTGCAAACGCCGTAGTGGATTTTGTTTTGTTCAAAGCATACCTAAAAGATTCTGAGTATGCAGGTAATGCAGTTAGGTCTAACCAACATTATGCTCTTTTTAATAACAGTTTAGGTCAATCAACAGCTGCTTCAAACATTAGCAACCCTAATTTTGATTACAATGCTAACAATACGGGAACTGTAGTAGGAGGAAGATGATATGGCTACGTTTGATTCCCTTGTAAAGGAAGTACTACCTTACGTTCCTGGTTGTCCCGATACTTTAGTAGAAACAAATTTGCGCTCTGCAACTATTGAGCTGTGTGAGAAGTCTAAAGCGTACGTAGTTGAGTTAGATGTTATAAGCAGCATAAGTGGAGTGTTTGAATATGAGTTTGATCAACCCACTGGTACGGATGTCCATCAAATCTTATGGATGACATATGATGGAGAGGACATGGACCCTACTAGTCCTCGTAGTCTAGAACTTAATTATCCAGATTGGAGAGATAGAACTGGTATACCCGAAGTTTTCTTACAACAATCACCTGATCTTTTTTATGTAGCACCAGTACCTAACGCTACAAAAACTAATGGTTTTAGAGTAAGTGTGGCACTAAAACCGACTCGATCTTCAAACAATATAGACACCGACTTTTCTACAGACTATAGGGATGGGATTGTGTTCGGTGCCTTATGGAGATTACTACGAATCCCTGCTAGAGAGTGGAGTGATATTAGGGCTGCCGCTGATTATAGGAATCTTTTTGATGAACAAGTTCGAGAGGCTGAAGCTAGAGCTCGGGCTGGGGATCAAGGAGTTAGAAGACTTGTTAAATATAAAGGAGTTGGATTGAATCCAAGAAAAAGGTATAGAAGATATGGTAAGGAGATAGATTATTAGTGAAGATACTTTGGTTTTACCAAAACTTACAGACATACGTCAGTGTTGGGATGAGGTAAAAGTAGGAATAGAATCAATAATAGCGGATGACCCTAACCTTAGCTTTAGGCCAGAAGATGTATATAGCGAATGTGTTAATGGTAGAGCAGAGTTATTTACATCTCCGATAGGGTTTTTAGTCCTTAGTACAGAGGTTGATCCTTTTACGGATGATCGAACTTTATTAATTTGGATAGCGTATGTGTATGAAACTGGTAAACATAACTGGATGAAACATGTACAATGGTTTGAAGGGCTTGCTCGTAAGGCAGGCTGTAGATATATAGAGGCTAGATCTTCTGTTTCGCAGATGGAAGAGTATGCGTTAGAACAAGGGTTTAGCTTGAATACAAGAGTTTATACGAAGGAAGTAAATGAGTAATAAACCTAAGAAACAAGACTATAAACCTAGTGAGGCTGAGAAGACTCAAGCTTCTGTAGCAAAAGCAGAAAAAGATTATTTTAATGAGAAGTATGGTCCGCTTTTGCGTGAAATGCGTGATCTTGCTGCTACTGAAGATTTTGCACCAACAGCAAAAGGTAGAGCTCAAGCCGATACCATGCAAGCTCTTTCTGCTAGTCCTAGTTTAAGAGCTGCTCAATCAGTAGATGCAGCAGCAGATTTAGCTTCAGCCGCTGGAGCTCAACAGGCTCAAGCAGAGTTTCAAGCATTACAAGCAAAAAGACAACGTCAAGTTGGTGTATTGGGCACTGCAAGAGGTCAAGCTGCAGATGCTACAACTGGTTTATCTAGAGCGGCTAACATACAGTCTACAAGTGATTTGAGTAGGGCTAGGGATAAACAAGCCGTAGCGGACGCTAGGTTTGCGGCTGGTTTAAAAGTTGGAGGTACGTTGCTTGGTCAGGGTCTTGAAAATAGGCAAGGGGGCGGTACATTCTTTAGTCCTGCAGGATTAGATGCAGCTGGCGGAGGTTTAACAGGTAGGTTTAGAGTAGGACAATATGGAAACTATGACCCAGTTACGGGAAAAGCGTATGGGGCAGAAGCTGACCAACAGATTCAAGAACAAAAAGGTTTAACTTCACCATCACCGTTCCTTGGAGGAATGATTTAATGGTAACAGGTTTAACTAGACAGATGTTAGGTAACATTAGTAATGAGACTACAGATTTCTCAACGTCGAATCTTCCAGAAGTTACAGATCCTGAAGCAACTTATGCTCAAATAACTCGTCAAGATTACGAAAACTATGTAAGAGATTTCAGGGCTTTTGAAGAAGACTTAATCGATACTAAAGATGATACTAGTCTTGTAGATCAAGCGTCTGTAGACGCTGCTAATCAAGCTAGAATAGCTAGAGAAATACAGCAAAGAAATATTGAAAGGTACGGTGGAGCTGGTTTAACAGCCGTACAAAGGCAAGAACAAGCTAAAGCAATGAACTTAGGCGCAGCTACAAACCTTACGGGTTTATTGAATAATGCTAGG